GTTGTAGGCCAAGGTACGACCACCTGAACCGTCCTGGATCACGCGGATCACACCGCTTTGACCAGCGACAACATTCGTCGGTGCACCAAGGGTGCGGCTACCACCAAGGGTGACCTGGAACTGGTTGCTAAGACTAAGGTCCGTGGCAATGGTTGCTGCATCGGTGAGGGTAACGTAAGCACCACGTTGAGCCTTAGTGAAGGTCTGAGCTACATCAGTAACGGCATTATTTACGTTATATGCTTGGTACCTAGTGTCTGGATTAGTAGCATAATAGCGTACCCATACCCAACTAGACGTAGAGCTACTGTAGTAGATTTCAACAGTAAGACCAGCATCACCTACAAACCCAACAGGCTTACCACTAAGTGGAGTGAAGCTTTCAATTCCTGTAGAATCAGTAACACGAATTGCATCACCATTAACTGGTGAAGCAGGAATAGCTGCTACATTAGCTACAATGACATAAGCAAGAGCCTCAGCAGCAGCATTAAGAGCAGCAGTAGCATTAGCATTAGCTGTATTGGCTGTAGATACAGCACTTGCAGCAGAAGCAGAAGCAGCATTAGCTGTACTTACTGCGCTATTGGCGGTACTAACTGCACTGTTAGCTGTACTAACTGCACTATTTGCCGTGCTAACTGCACTGTTAGCTGTACTGGTTGCAGCATTAGCTGTAGATGTAGCAGTGGCTGAAGCAGTAAGTGCACTATTGGCGGTTGATGTAGCAGTAGCTGAGGAGTTATTGGCTTCCTGCGTTACATATAGGTTCTGAGTAAAGTTACTATTAAGGTCTTGTGCCCTAATAGCGGAACCAGAGTAGAAGGTAGAGACTAGATCGCTATCATCAGTTTGTCGATAGACAACAATAGCAGCCCCATTAGCAGGTGCATTACCAGCTGTGAATAGAACTTGACCACCTGTCCTAGTCGTGTAATTTAGACTCTGTAGGTTATAGTGCGTACCAACTGTCTTCAAGACACCAGCTACAGTAACCTTAATGTCAGTGGATTCAAGCCATTTAAAAGTAAAAGAAAATGGGCCTAAGTTAGACCCATTACCAGTGAATGTATTTTGTGTAGTTGCCATCTCTTAGGTTAGCGATACATTTGAGTAAGTTGTTCAATCTCTGCCTTACGACGATCAGCAGCTCGTGCAGCATCATCAATACGACCTTGCTTCATGAGGTTTTTATTGGTGAGTGATTCTTGGATAGAACGCCACATAGGCTCATTATCCTGCTGCATACGCAACTCAGCTGCCTTCTGGGCTTGAGACATGATATCATTCATCACTGAATAGACTTCACTTTGAGCTGCTTGTATCTCTTCAGATGGACGACCTTGTACTCGCATTGCACGAATACGATCCAGCTGATCATTGTACTTCTTGTTTTTGCTGAGTTTATCGAATTCCTTCCACAGCTGCTGCTCGCCGATGTACTTGTACAGTACTTCGCGTTCCTGTGGAGTGTATTCGTGGTTACCAGTAGAGTCCTTACGAATCATTTGGATGCCATCCCAGCCAGTATCAATAAGCCATTGACGCCAAGGTTCTGTACCTTCGCTAATCTTAACTGGATTTACAGCATTGAGTGACCGAAGTACAGGATTGTCAATATCATTGATTGGCTTACCAGTGTAGATATCAATCTGTTCAGGAAGTTGACTGGAGAATCCAGGAACTCTATTGGTAACATACCCAACCAGGTCATTGTAGATATCCTTCTGGGAGCTTGTGATAGCATTAGACACAACGCCAAGAGCACCAGACATCGGAATAGCTGCTCTTACTTCATTAGCAAGGAACCGAGTAATAGCCGTTTCATCACCGTTAGCAACAGCAAAAACAGGCTCAAGACCAGCCACCCAAGACTTATTGACAAAGGTAGCGGAAAGAGTCCATGCTAGTTTATCAACAAACGACTCAGTAAGAGTAGAGCCGATATCACGAGAGTAATAGGCCAAGTCACCAACAAGAGTGAGGATGGTATCGAGAGGCTCGTAGCCAGCATAGCTAACCCACTTACCTGCAACATTGATCGTCTTAGGTTGCCAACCAAAGTTATCACGAAGCTTCTTACGTTCGCCGGCATTAACAGGACCGTTACCACGGATGTTGCCACCAAGTGCATAACCAAGCATTGATGTGGACAGTAGTGCACCAAAGGCTACACGACCACGATATTCAGCTTCAAGACCCTTGAAAATAGCCATACCATTAGGCACACCATCGTAAGCGATACCATGCTCCATAAGAGCATCTTTGATCTTATCGATGTCATCACCAGCCCACAGTACTTTAGAGTACCTATTCATGCCAGGAAGAGTAGCGATAGGCGTGTAAGACATAGCAGACTTAACACCATTAACACCAGTCTTAGGGAACATGAAGAAGGGCTTCAAGATAGGTAGCTTATTGATACCACGAGTCAGCCACGTAGCAGTCTCATCATCAAGGTTAAGTGAAATCTCTCCAGCAGCGTTTTTAGCGGCAGCATCAGTAAGATTACCAAGAGCATCAAATGACTCGTCATAAGCAATCTTCTCAGCTTTAGCTAGCTGTTGAGCTAGTTCAGCGCCTTTGTACCCAATACCATAAACCTCATCCCAAGCTCTAGCACGAGCAAGTTGTGAAGCAACAGTAGTTTGTACAAAAGCATCAGCACTAATCATTGCATTAGTACCATACTTAAACCAACGCCAGTTACCAAGGTCATACAAGAACCTAGCAGACCTGTACTGGAAGAGACGACCCCAGTTACCATCCTTTTCCCATACAGCTTCCATATCAGCAAGTGTATCCCACAGGTTAGGATTATAGTCAGTAACAAGGTCTTCACGTGCCAGTTCACGGAAGTCAGTAGTAGCATCATTACCCCACTTACCATTATTCCATGTACGCTTAAAGGTATCCCAGGAATCAGCAAGTGCTCGCTTGTTGGTCTGCCAAAATGAACCGTAGACATGGGTAGCCTTACGGAGATCCTCAACCGTATTACGACCCATCAACATACCAATGCCAGTACCAAGGAATGCGTTGTTAGTACGAAGGGTAAGGGCAACAGTGTTACCAGTAATAGCCTTGAGAGCTGAGATACCAGACAGCATGTTGTTGTAACGTACTGACCACACACCTTGTGCAAAGGCATTAAGTCCTTCATCACCACTCTTAAGAAGACCCATGGGGCTAAGTTGTTTAGCACTCCACTTCATCAACTTATCAAGGGAGTCCACATCACCTTTAGACAGTGCAAATGCATCAATCAAAGGTTGAGCAGCATCAGGACGATCACGAGCAATAGTACGGATCATGTCCCGGTAGCTCTGTGCTTGCAGATTCTTCTCTTGTACCTTAAGGTCAAACTGTTCAGTAATTTGCTTAATAGCAGACTCCTTATCAGGTGACTCTTTGAGGAACTTCTGCCAACGATCTTGGTTCTTAAGTGCCCAACCTGCGATGTACTTATTAAGTGCATACTCTTCCATAAGGAAGGCAAGGCGATCACCAAGCATTTCAGTAGTACGACCAAGATCAGCAGTCTCAGGGAATGCTTTATAGCCCTCAGCAATGTCTGCTACTTCACGTCCTACGGTATCCATAGCACGAGCTGATGTTTCAGTAACAACTTGACCGATGTACTTATCAGTCAACTCACGCATAGCAAAGCCAATAGCTTCTGCTTGAACATCGTTAACATATTTAATAGAACGACCATCAAGCAAGTTCTTAACATCACGATTGTCAAGGAAAAGGTTCTTGAGATCAGATACCTTATCGGTACCAATGATGTCATTATAAATCTTCCATGCAGCATCACTCATCTGAGCCTTAGTGTACCTAAAGCCTTCTACTGTTGCATCAAAGTTACCAGTAGCACGGGTACCTTCAGCTAGGTCTTCGATGAGGTTACGTGATACAGCATTACCTTTACTCAGGTCGTAGTAGGCACGCTCAGAAAGAATAGGAGCGGGGGTACCACCACTGTTACCAAGTTTGATAGCAGTAGTATCCGCCATGTTACGAGCAATGTTGCCAGGAGGAATACTAAGAGCAGCAGTAGAACCCTCGGGGAACATGTTAGGAGTGACCATAGGATCAACACCACTAGCCCCTTCAGGATCGTCCATAAGGCGTCCCTTTCCTACCTCAT